CATTATCGTTGCACATAACGTTAAGTTGCCTAAGAAGCTGATTGGTACACATACCTTTGCAGCTAAGGGAACAGGATACTCTGGAGGTGAAATTGTGGCGTACGAGCATTTGCTCGTTGCGCTGTCCCAATTGACCCCTCAGATAATCCCTGGACCCGTTTTGAAAGATCTGGAGAGCATGGAACGTGCGTCCCCATACCTGGAAGCCTCGATGCAAGGAGCGACGAATCTTACTATGTATGGGACTTTACCTGGAAATCGCGTGACTCGTGGAAGTACGAAAACGCGTATTGTGAAGTCGCCCATATATGGTATGGTGGAACCTTCGACGAAGGAACCTGCACCGTTGGTCAACTCAGACCCGCGGATTGCACCGGAGTATGCTAGCATTCCTTTGTTAGCACGTGGAATCGAGAGTTTTGTGGTGGGGAGTCCTAACCCCATGGATCCTGTGTATTTGGAGAACGCTATCCAGAAGACTACTGAGGAAGTATTGACTGCTTTGTGCAAGGAACCGCGATTTATCGCGACCGAACATGAGGCTATCAATGGCAACCACTTTAGCTTTTGTGACGCTCTGAATATGAAGTCATCAGCTGGTTATCCATATAATCTTCACCGAGAGGCGGGGACGAGTGGAAAATCCAGCTGGATTGATGGACCCGACGGAGACCGTAAGGTTGTGCACCCAATGCTACGCAATGCATTGGATGATAGGATCGAGAGCTTTTCGCAACGGCGGATGGTTGAGTCAACGTGGACTGCATCGTTGAAAGATGAACTTCGACCGATTGAGAAGCTACGACAGGGTAAGACACGAACATTTATTATGGGACCTTTGGATAACACCATTGTGTCACGTATGTATTTGCTCGCGTTTAACTCGGGTATGTTTCGAGCTCATTCGCAGAAGGGATTCTGGTCAGCACCTGGTATTGACCCGCAATCAGTGGAATGGGATCTTATGGTCCGTGATCTCCTGGAAATGTCTGATGTTGGATTTTCAGGAGATTATGGACGGTATGATTCCACTCTGCAACCGGAATTGATGGCTGGAGTGAATCGGATTGTGAACGCTTTCTATGAGCGTGATCCGGCTGGTGTTTATGTTGACACTGTTGCGGCCCGAAATGTGCG